GTGCACAAGACTTGTTTTATGGGGCTGTAGAAGTCGACGATCACGGGGGCTATTGGGATTGCACGACAATGTTTCTAAATAAAGTTAACGATATTTACGGTCTTAACCGCAAAAATACTATCAAGGTTAATGCACCGTTTATAAATCATTCTAAAGAAGAAGTTATTAAAACCGGTATTGACTTGCAAGTAGACTTTAGACAGACACATACCTGTTATACAGGGTCAGTATCAGGGTGTGGGGAGTGTGTATCTTGTGCAGCTCGAATTAAAGGTTTTATGGATAATGAACTTATAGACCCTATCGACTATTCCCGAGCTATACCCTGGAATAAATACAACTGCAAAAAAATTACATATTAGTGTTTAAGTATTTTATGCTTGTTTTTAATAAATTATCAGGTAATATTGATGAGTTGACCATCTTTTGCAACACAATTGGATCTACATTAATACGTTTAATTAAACCTTTATCTAAACGGGTAAGTTGTCGTTTTATTATTTTTTCTATCGGCCACTTTTTACCGGTTTGTGCTAAGCTCATCTTTAACCGACTTTCAATAGTACGTTTTCTTCCTTTATTACCGGCACCATTTTTGTTGCCTAAATTATTAATAGAAGATTTAATATTGGGTTTACCTCGTTGCGCAGCTGCTCTTTTTTCTATATGCTCTGGTGATTGTTTTTTATTACACCAATAACCTACTTTACCTTTAGGGCTTGGAGGTCTACTTGCAAAAGGATTAATATTCATACAACCGGGTTTGCCGTAATATAAGTCTAAGTATTTTTGTTCTATATTTTCAAGTATACTTGATACAGGCTCGACCCTTTCTATAGCCTCAAATAACCAACCAGCCGGGTATTTATTAAAAACATTCTGCATATAAACATTTTCGTGGGTTTTTTCTTTCAATCTATTAATATGACTATTTTTCCATCTTTTATTAAAATTACAAGAAGACCCGTAATAATAATCACCGTTAGGAGCGGTTATTCGGTATATTCCTGATATCCAGTTATTTGGATTCACATATTGTATTTGTTCCATCGTCGTGTAAATATTTATGGTTTTCAGTCTCTTTTTCTGTCGTCGTAAACGAAAAAAGTTACTTAATAACTTCTCGTGAGACTGAAAACTTTGTTGATTTTACAAAAAAATATTATACAATACCTTTAACCTATTTAACATAATATGTGCGGTATAGCAGGTTCAAAATATAAAGATAAAGCTTTTAACTTGTACAAAGATAATCTCGCGAGGGGTTATTATAGTTCAGGTGCATTAACATTAGACTCTAATGACCAATACCACATACACAAAACTGAAGGTATTTTTAATGAACCTATAGACTGTTTTAACCCGCCGGGTATAGACACTCACGGTCGTTACTTTTTATATCATTCCCGTGGCCCTACCGTAGAAACAAAATCATTTGAAGCGATAAATAATCACCCGTTCATTTATGGTGATTGGATAGTGGCTCATAACGGTATTATCAGCAATTTTGAGAGTTTATGTAGAGAGTATTTTCCTGACGAAGATTTTACCGGTAGAACCGATAGCTGTATTATACCGCGTATGTTAGAAATTAAATTAAAAGTATCAGAAGCTATGGAATCTCTTAAAGGTACATATGCTATATGGGCTTTTAATAGCAAACACAAAAAAACCTATTTAGCTAGAAGTGCAAGTACACTATTTGCTAATCCAGTTACGGGATGTTTTTCGTCTACTGAATTTGAAGGTAGTGAATCCTTAAACGAGGGGATTGTTTATGCAATACAGGATTACGATTGTATAGTGCCAGCAGGAAAATTTAAGCATAAATCTCCATACTTTATATTCTAAGTATAGGTATGCCCGCAAAAAAATCTACACCTGAACGTAATACTGCTATCGACTATATTAACAGAGATATAGTTAATGTTAAAGAAGATCTTGCTAATATTAGTAAGATTGTACGAGATGGCAATGGTCACCCGAGTTTAATGCAGCAGGTTGCAACTCTTAATAATGACGTTGCGCATTTAAGAGCAGAAATAGATAGCCGTTTTAACGAAACACGAGACTTAATGGAAGTGTACCATAACGAAATGCACACCACTATAAGTAAATGCGATACTAAGCATCAAAAGCAGCAGGGCTTACATTGGCATATGCAAACAGCTATTTGGGTTGCGTTAATAAGTAGTGTTACTGATCTTTTAATACATTTTTTCGGTAAATAGTAGTAGATTTATTTTTATAAACCTTTATACTGTAAGCACTATATGAAAGGCTTACAGTTAAATACAGAAGAGAAACAATTACTAGTAGAATCATTGCTTTTTACCGCGCATTGCGACGTATGTTCTGACCACACAGTTACACATCGCAAACGTTTACTTGAATTAGCAGAAAAAATAAACGATAAGAATAACAAATTACACAACATTTATCTGTATGATACAGGTGTTACTGAAGATACGACTGCCGAAGAATTAACTCGTCGTTTCCCTAACATACCTTTACAAACTGTTATACAAGATTAATGAAAATTTATCTCGGATTTTGCTCTACTGCTGCTTCCTATTCTGACCTTAAAAAGAGAGACAAGTACACTATTGTTAGCAGTGTAGGTTTAGATAAAGTTACTACTGTAAGCGGTACATTTAATAATACCACAGCTATATCTAAAATTTATAATAACTATATTAACACTTACAAGGATGAAGATTGTGTTTTAGTGTTAGCTCACGACGATGTAGTTATTACTGATGAAAATTGGGTAGACAAACTACATCAAGCATTTGGTAAATACGATATAGTAGGTTTAGCTGGTGGCTTAAACCCGAGAATACAACCACCCACGCTTTGGCATTTAATGTGTCCGAAGGAAGATCAAAAGGGTAGTGTTGATCACGTAAGCATTAGTAATAACAGTGTATTTAATACTACCTTCGGTAAGAACGGTAGAGTGGTTCTTTTAGACGGTCTGTTCTTAGCGTTTAACCCTAAAAAAATATTTGAAGCAGGTGTAAAATTTGACGAAACCTGTCCTTCGAAATTTCATTTTTACGACCTAGACTTTAGCTTGCAATGTAATAAAGCTAAATTAAAGCTCGGTACCACAAACATAAGAGTTACGCACGCATCTCCTGGACTAAAAAGTTTTACCGAAGAATTTAACCTTGGACAAGACTGGTTTTTAGTTAAAACTAGATCTGGAGCTTATTAAAATTTATATTATAATTTACTATTATGATCATTACAGACCAAAACATATATAACGGTGACTTTATACATAAACGCTTTGCTTATAAGTATTTTAGAGAGCGTACCTTAGCTATAGGTAATATTGTTAGCTTTGTTGCACCTGTAGAGGTAACTTTAAACCTTATAGATTTAGAAGATTCTTTAGAGAAAGACTATATCTATAGTGATTCTATGATTAATTTTTGCTGGGAAATACCTAACTTAGATCCATTCGGTGCGGTATGTTTTCAGCGTTTATTTAATACTAATATTGCAAATGCTTTACACCCTTATATTAACAAGCCTATTGAAATGAAGGGCGATGATATTATTATTCATTCTGAACACAATCAGGGTGGTATCATACAGCAAAAAGGCAAAGCGTCGGTTAGTATAACCTATTCTAAAGACGGAGTAGCTATTGGACATACCGGTATTAATATTAATGCTGGTAAAAAAGCTCCTGCATTTGCATATAGCACTAACCTTACACCTGAACAAGCTGAAACATTCCAAAAACAGGTGCATCAGTTATTCTATGGTATGGTAGATAATATTTTTGTTGCAACCACAAAGGTTATTGTTTAATGTTTGATTACATTAACAGAGTTTTATATAAAGGTAAGGAAATTAACGTAGAAAACATCAACGAGAACAAGGAATTTCAACCGTTCCTTGTTCAGCGTTGGTGTTCTATGTATTCTGCACCGCTTGCTCATATAGTCAACGAAACTACTAATAGATATTGGAAGAGTTTTGAAGGTAATTCTGAATGGTTTACTGCTTTAGATACAATAATACCTAAGTGCAAATACAAGCGATTCAATTACATTAAAAAAGCGAAAAAAGAAACTGTTAAGAAGTCTAATGAAAGCTTAACTAAGGTTGCCAACTGCCTTGAAATCTCAAGTAGAGAAGTAAGTCTATACATAGAGCAATTTAATTTAAAATTACCAAATGAAGAAAAATCTAACACATAAAATCGAAAGAGATTTAAAAGCCCAAGGAGTGGGCGATTACGAACGCAATCAGGCACTTCAAGCTAATGAAGATGTTGAGACAGATAATGTCAAGGGTATGGTTCGTCTCGACGATTACTTGGGTTCAGACTTAAATCTCGTAGATTGGCGTATAGATAGTCTTTTAGATGATATTATGATGTGCCAGTTTGCAGATTGCAATGAAGACAATACCGCGGTTTTAAGAGAAGGCATTTTTGTACCTACTAATATGGTACAATCCGCTTGGCGCGTAGCTAAAGTAATTCTAGCTGGTCCACGTTGTAAGACTAAGGTCGGAGAATACGTTATTTTTCCAAGTAACTTCGGAATTAAATGCGCTAAAATGAACGGATTAAAAAATATCGTATTTCTTAATGAAGAACGCATTTTTGGTAGAGCTAAACCCGCTAAGTAATATGAATGACGCCGGGCACTCTAGAACAAATCCTCAACAGTAATGTAGTTGAACTCAGATTTACAAGACGTAGACCTTTACCCGGATTAAACTTTAGAAGAATGCTCGCAACTAACGATACGAATCTTTTAAACAGTATGCCTGGTAGACTGGCTTTAAACTTTCACGGTGCACCAGGCCATTTAAAGTTCAGTCCTGAACAAAAAGGACTAGTAATGACCTGGGATATATTTCTTCAAGACTTTAGGTTAATACCCGCTGAAAGCGTAGAAGTGGTACGTGCCATTAAATCAACACCACCAGATGAATTTTGGAAATTTTTTAATTCTGTACTTTCTAAAATGTCTGAATCTCAAAAAGTACAGTTTATGCACACGTGACCGAAAATATCGACAATTTAATTATGCCTTTTTTGCAAAAAGAGGTAACATTCTGCTTTAAGCACAAAACTTACAAGAGCGGCAAGCTCTTACTGTATAAACTTTCCGGTAATTATCTTTCTTTTATATTAATTAATGAAAAAAAGAAAGAAACATTTGAAATACCGTACCCGTACTCTATAGGTAAGAACGGGAATAAGATTAATTTTGATTATAGATTGACTGCTTTAGCTGAAAATGACTATGATTTGTTACTTTCCCTCAAAGGTGTAACTAAAGTCAAAAATAGTCGGTTTTACGACACAGTCCTTACAATTTCAGCCTTGTAAAGTACAGTTTTTACTGTATAATAGGTCTTTAAATTAAATGAAGATTGACCAACCTATTCTCAGCTACTTTCCTGAGAACCATACACCTAGAGAGCATCAAGTATCTGGTTTGCAACAGATACAGGATGCAATAAATTCCGGTACTAAGTTTATTATAGTACAGGCACCTACTGGGTCTGGTAAATCCTTCTTTAGCAAAACACTTGCTAATACTACTAATGATGCTGATCCAGAATATTCTAAGCTAATAAAGAATTATCAGGCTTATGATAAGGATTTTGTTGGGGTTTTTTCGAAATTTAAACCACACGGTACGTTTGCTCTTACAACCACTAAAGCGTTACAGGATCAATACGGTAATTTATTTGAAGATAGCTTAATTTTTAAGGGTAAAACTAACTATCAATGCGAAGTAGACGATAGTTTTACTGTAGATCACGCACCCTGTGTAATATCTCCTAATTTAAAGAAAAAATGCTGGGGAGATTGTATTTGCCCGTACTATGAAACACGTAACGACGCACTAATTGAGAAATTTACTGTGTTGAACTACGCTTCGTTTTTTAATTTACCTGATCATCTCAAAACTAGACAAATTATAGTGTGTGATGAATGCTCAGAACTAGAAGACGAAATTGTAAAAAACTTTTCTGCTGTAATTAATTATAGATCGTTTGATTATCTGGGGGTTTCTATAGATAAACTCACTTCTGAAGTACCTAAAAAAGTGTTGGGCTGGTTAGTAGATGTGTGCAATTCTCTAGAAAATGCTATTGATGAGTTTTCAGACAGACCTCGCTACGAAAAACATAAAGTTGAACTAGTAAAACAGCAGCAACGTAAAGATTTACTTGAAGCTATAAAGCATACTATAGATCACTGGGATGATGCTCAGTATATTGTTGAAAAAGACGCGGAAAAGGTAACCGTCACTCCATTAAAAATAGATAAACTCACTAACTGCTTGTTTAATTTTGCAGAAGTTGTAGTGTTAATGAGTGCTACTATTGTAGATCGGGATATTTTTGCAAAGAATTTAGGTATCACCGATTACAAGTATATAGAATTACAGTCTACTTTTGAAGCAAAAAAGAGCCCTATAGTTATTAGTA